GTACTGTGACATTACATTGCTCTAACCCGGCTCTGCCACAAGCTGAGTTCACGCAGCGAAAGGCAGCATTACGCGGCCGAAGAGCGCCAATCCGTGTTACCCCTCTATCACGGGCATGCGTACCAGTGTGGGTCCGCTTCAGTACCACTACAATCATTAGCTGTGCGAGAGACAAGGCGACACACGTCCTTATCCATGTCTCTGATCAAAAGGACGAAATATCCGGTGTCGGACACTTCAGGGTAGGCCACTATTCTGTACCCGTGACGCTGGTTTCAAATGGCGGGATCAACGCACTATATCTGGATATAGAATATCCGGTAACACAGCTCCCCCCATTAGTCAAACAAAGATTGTCAGTCATGTATTCAATGGTTGATAATTATGATTTCTCTGATGTGGATGGTTGTAACACACCGGCGTTGATCTTAAGGCCAACCTTCAAGGGCGTCTACCCAAAGCAGACAGCTCGACCACCACGAGTAGGAGAGTTTGAACGAGCCAAAATAACAGGAGAACACCATACGCATATCAGGCCAGAAGAAGTTTGGGAATCGTTTTCGGGTGACCGCAATCGTGAGTACATAATGCTGGCGTTACTGTCGAAGTTGCGGCGTATTGGTGGGGTGACAGAGGCCTTCGCTGCCACTGCACTATTATACGTAGCTTCTGTTAGGCTGCCGGTAGCGATGCAGGTCGCTACTTCAGACTGGGTATGGACTGGAGACATCGACACAGTCATGTCCAACCTGAAGAAAGCTTCTACTCCGATGAAAGCGCTGCAAAACGCAAACTATGTTGACCTCACGGACCTTTTTGAACTACAGACTCTTGTTAACAGGGGTGTCGGCACGATTGACTGGTCATTGGAGAGAGAGCACCGTGTTAACCCAGACGTAATTGACGTAGACCCGAGAGACGTCTATGATGCAGCGGTGCGCATATTCAAGACAGGGGCGCGGCACGGCTTTCAATACAAGAAAATGGGCCTTGATGATTTTACGGCCGCGAGGTGGGAATGGTCACCATCAGGCAGTGTCCACTCACAGTATGAAGAAGATCAACAGTATATACTGAGGGAAAACTACAGACACCGCACGAAATTTGTTACTCTCAACGCAATGAGTAAAGAACACATCAAGTCATTCTTCACACGGCCCCCACAGGTAAGAGCATGGCCGTCTGTAAAGTATGAGTGGGGTAAAGAACGCGCTATCTATGGGGTGGATCTAACCTCAGCGACTGTGGCACATTTTGGTCTATACAACTGTGAAGAAGTCTTCAAGCACCGGTTTCCAGTTGGCGAGGACGCAGAAGCTGAGCGAGTTCACAAGAGGCTCAAGATGATGCTGGAGAGCAGTGAGTCATGTTGTTATGACTTTGATGACTTCAATGCCCAGCACTCAACTGCGTCCATGATGGCAGTGATCACTGCCTATAAAGACACTTTCTTAGGGCAGATGAGCGATGCACAGGCTGAAGCGATCCAATGGGTCGCTGATTCATTGTTAGACGTCAAAGTCATCCCGAGTGATGGCTCTCCGTATGTTGTCAATGGGACATTGTTGTCCGGATCAAGACTGACCACGTTCCTTAACACCGCGCTCAATTTTATATATATGGATATAGCTGGCGCCTTGTCTGCTCCGGGGGTAGTGGACTCTGTACACAACGGTGATGATGTACTCCTAGCAGTACGTACGACAAAGGCCGTCGTCCAAGTACACAGCCGGATGGCGCGGATTAACGCTCGCGCGCAAGCGACTAAGTGTAATGTGTTCTCGACTGGGGAGTTTCTACGTGTTGATCATAAGCTCGAATTAAGTGATGGTCTGGGGGCACAGTACGCGACCCGTGCTTGTGCGACCGCAGTACACTCGAGGGTTGAGAGCCAACAACCGGTCAGAGCCAC